ATATTAATTATAACAATAATAATACTCAGGGCAAGGTGACTATAATTACGTATGGATAGATCATATAATATCCACCCAATATCGCCAATTATCCATACGTATATAGCATATTTTAAGTTTCCAATACTATTTAATATAAATCCTATAATGATCATTATAGTGCATATCCATCCAAATAATTCCATACATAAATATAATATATTAATATCGTATTTCCTAATTTTATTTTATTTATTTATTTATACACCTTCAACAACACAACCATCTGCTCCACAAGCTATCTCTCCGCTATGATTAGTATTATCCATGATTTCAATTACGTTAGATAAATCAATATTTTCTAAGTTTTTTAGTAATTCATAATACTTTTCTTCGGTAATGTCTTCAAAAGGTGCTTGAATATATGTATGACCTGAATAAGGCAATACTGATAAACCATTATAATAATTTTTATTAGCCCACATCCATTCTCCTACTATTTCCCATTCATCATCTTTTACTGAAACGGTTGCTGAAATATTATGAGTGTTTTGTCCTGTTCTGTGGCCTGGTTCAACCCAATTTTGATAGAACCATTTAATACGCTCTAATAAATTTAATGAACTTTCTGTTCTTAGAATAGAACCTTCCGGTGCTTTTTGAGGAACGGAAATTACTGCTGTGTCATGTGGTCTGAAAAACTCATCTTCTAATAACTCTGGATGATTAATTAATAAATGCGTATATAACGATTCATTTTTACCAACGCGCATTCTTCTAATATAATAATCATTGTGCCAAGCATGTATTCCTGATGAAGTACCTAATACTAATGAAGAAGTCCCTGATGGTTTGATTGTGGTTGCCCTTGCTGCTTTATTGATTCCAATTAAATTAGCTACGCGCTCATTTTCTTCCATTACTATTTTAGCAGCTTCTTTCATATCATATTGCTGCGCTTTACCTGAACCTACTCCTGTAATACCTACTCCAATCAAAGCTTCTTTTTCTGTCGTTCTTTGCCATACTGGTCTTAAGTAATGGAAATCCGTATATCCTGCTTGTAATGTTCCTATAAATGCTGCAACTTTAACGCGTTCATTTAAATCTTCTTGAGATTCAATATTACTTACGTTAACTTCACATAAATTACAGAATTGGAATGGTCTTAATGCTATTTCGCAACAAGGATTCGTTCCCCAATCTTTATCGTTATTTAAATAAATTCCAGGCTCACCTGCTCCAGAAGCTTTAATTTTATCCCATAATGACATAAAAAACTCTTTAGTAACTTTATTACGTAATAAAACTGCTGAGTTATTAGCTCTTCCTCTTTGTGGATTAAGTTCCCACCAATTGCCTGTTTTAGACGAAATCATTTCATCATCGTCAGCACTAAATAATGAAATTAAAGCCGCTCTTCTAATACCACCTGCTAATACTGCATCCGCAATATGACAAACAATATCATGAGTCTCAATAGAAGATAATTTAGACCCGTCTACTTTGCTATCTAAAATGCCTTGAATCTTAACGATACATTCTTTTAATGGTTGAGGGCCTGGTGCTTTACCTCCTGATGTAACCAACATTGCTCCTTTTGGTCTGATGTCAGAAAAATCAAATAAAATATTAGAACCTCCTTCAAAATAAGATTTCATTAATACTTTAATTGCATCTGCCCAACCTTCAATTGAATCGCCAATTAAAAATCTTCTGTGCTTATCTTTTTTGGGTGTTCTTATCTCAGGTAATTTATCTACGTGATGTTTTTGAACTGAATAACCAACTCCTGTACCACCTAGTAATAAAAACATAGTTTCTCCAAAAGCTCTATAATCATCTATTGGAAGATAAGCGCAATTGTAAACTCTGTTTGGTGATAACTCTATGGATTTGCCTCCAAATTGTAAACTTCTCATTGATGGAAGCACTTTTCTATCTAATACCATTTGATATGCAAGATTAATTTCTTCTTCCATACTAGGGTATTTTTTGATGTGCATTTCCTTGTTTCGGGTAACGATTTCTTCCCATTTTTCTCTTCTTTGAATATCTTGTTGATATTTCGCGTATTTGCTGTAGACTGTAATGTCGGAGAGTATCTTGTTTGATATGTCCATTGTTTTGTTGTTAGTTAGTTTTTAATTTTTTGTGAAAAGGAGTATTCCATAACGACCCTTATTAGGTATTTATAATTATTGTTTACTTATGGTTTTATCCCATAGAATCTCCTAAAAGTTCAGAATATTTATTAGCTAAAGATTTTCGTGTTATCGTATCTTCATCCATATCTGTTCTTGTCTCTCTTCCCTTGATAGAAGTTTCTTGATACATATCAATTCTTCCATTAGACATATTAAGTTTTGTTGGCAAAGTTAATCCGTCAGGTCCAAATCTATTCTTAATAAAATGGACTCTTCCTGTTCCGGCTATCTTATCTGTTGTCTTTCTTGCTAATGAAATAATAACATCTCCAATCATAATCTTGCTAAAAGAAGAAGCTACTTGATCTGATGTAATAATGTCTGATTCAACTGAACTTCTATTTGCTTGAGATGCTGTAACTAATGGTATTTGATATTCACCTGCCAATCCTCTTAAATCTTCGTATGTAGTTTCTAGCTCTTCATGAAGCTTCTCTTTTGATTTAGCTGATCTTAATAAATCTGCATAATCTACAATAACGATATCTGGTTTTATTCCTTGCATTAATATTTTATCTAAATGCGCCTTTAAGGTTGTTACTGATGCGGTTTTTGTTGGAAAATACTTTAATATTAATTGACCTGTTAATTTTCCTAATTCATGCTCTACCTCATCTAAGTTATATTTTAAGTTCGCAGTAGCTATTCCTGTAACTACCGAATCATATCTTTGAGCTACATAAGGCTCTGATAATTCCATTGTATAATGCACTACCGTCTTACCTTGTCTTAATAAATGAGCTCCAACATTAATCATCGCAGTAGATTTACCTGCTCCAGGTCCTGCTACAAATATAATAAGCTCTCCTTTACCAATACCACCATCAACTAATTCATTAAAAGCAGTCCAGGGAGTTGCGAGAGTTAATCTAGATGATGTTTCATATCTTTGTTTAACATCCTTTAAATAATCCATTCCAATATCTTGATTGGCTCCTGCTTTCATAGCATTATCAATCTTTTTCTTAATATTGTCATATTCTCCAGATTGTAATAATTCTACTGATTCAATAATAGCAGTCTTAATACATTGGTTCTTACAGAAATTAATACATTCAGATTTAACAAACTCTAAATCCTCGGCTTCAACATATCTTAATATATCTTTTAAAGATTCTACAATAGACATTTTTAAAGGTTCATTAGTTAATTCTAAGGCCTTTACTTTAAATACTTCTAAGGTAGGGACTGTCTTATACTCTGGAAAATATTTCATTATTACATTTACAATCCAGGTATTGGCTTCAGAATCAAAATATTCAGGAATAAGTATATCATATATTTGTTGAAGAAATAACTTATCCTTTAATAATGCTGCTATAATTTTTAATTGAAAGGTTTTTCCGTATTGAGTAAATTTGTCTTGATTCATATCTTAATATATAATTTTATTTTCTAAAGATCAAGAGTTATTATTAGTTCCTAGCGCAAATAAATTTAGTTGACTGAAATAATTTAAAAATGCTACAGGATCTTTAATATAAGTGTAGCCCTTATCTAATGTTAAAATTTGTAAGAATTCATTTTTATTGATTGTAGATACAGAATCTCTAAACTTATCTTGCAAAAATAATTTATGCGCTCCTGATATATCAACATCATGTAACTGCATTAACTTATAGTTTCGTATAATTGCTTCCTTATGATCTAAAATCTTCTTGTATACTTTATTATCGGCATTGGCTTCACAATAATCTAAAAACTCTTGCAAACCAACAATCCTATTTTCTTGTAGTATAGCCAGTTTTTCTGCGGTCTTAGGCCCGATTCCTGGTATGCCGGGTATATTGTCGGATGAGTCTCCTATAAAGACCTTATACAAATGATAATTCTCTGCAGGGACTCCAAATCTTTCTTTCATTTCCGGCAGTTTATACATCTTTTTCTCAACGGGTCTGTATACTGATACTTTATCGTTTATTAGTTGTAAGAAATCCTTATCATCTGAAACCAATATAATATTATTACTTACCTTAGGTAATACTGATGTCGTTAAATATGATACCATATCATCTGCTTCAATATGATCTAAAGAAACTACTAATACTGGTAAGCATCTTAGGTATTGAACTAATCGCATAAATTGATGTTGCATTGACTTTGCTTCATCTTCTGCGTTTTCAAATATTTCAGCCCTATTAAATGATTTAGGGTTTAATCTATTTCCTTTATAGTCGCTGAAAATATCTCTTCTTTTTTGCGAACCGCCTTTACCATCAAAGGTAATAATTACCCGGGTAGGTTTAAATGTCTTAATATAAGAGCCCAAAGATCTCAAGAATCCTAATGATCCTCCTAAGTGCTCTCCATTTTCATTTAAACTTGGATTTGCCATGAAACAGCGAAGATAAAAATTAGTGCCGTCAATTAACATAATCCTGGAATTAATATTAACTGAATCGGCACTATCTTTCTCTTGCTGAATTTCTTTTAATAATTCGATATATTTATTCAGCATACATAACTTATTTTAATTCATTGGGTATTGATGAAGCTCTTCTGGCTTCTTGTCTGTATCTTCTGATATAACACATTCTGTAGTCATAATCATTGATGCAGCACTTGCAGCATTTTGTAAAGCAACTCTTGTTACTTTGGTAGGGTCAATAATACCTGCTTCGTACATATTAACATATTTATTAGTCTTAGCATTATAGCCAGAATCTGTATCCATACTTATAATCTTATCATAAATAACATCTGGTTTACCACCACCATTAGAAATAATAGTACGGAATGGTTCTCCAATTGCTTTCTTAATAATACGAATACCTAATCTTTCATCTTCGTTAAGATCTAAATTATTATCTAATAATGTATCTAGCTCTTTTATTGATCTGATTAAAGCTACTCCACCACCTGGAACAATTCCTTCTTCTATTGCTGCACGGGTAGCTGCTAAAGCATCATCTACACGATCTTTCTTTTCTTTCATTTCTAATTCAGTAACCGCGCCAATATAAAGAATTGCAACGCCGCCAGCTAATTTAGCTAATCGCTCTTGTAATTTTTCTTTATCGTAATCGCTTTTACAATTATCGATCTGAACTTTAATTTCTTTTATTCTAGTAATGATAGCTTCTTTATCTCCAAATCCATTAACAATAGTCGTAGTATCTTTATCAACAATAACTTTTTCTGCTCTTCCAAGCATATCAATAGTAGCCGTCTCTAATTTAAAGCCTCTTTCTTCGCTAATTACAGTTCCCCCTGTCAAGATAGCAATATCCTCTAACATTGCTTTTTTCTTTTCACCAAAGCCCGGGGCTTTAACTGCTGCAATTTGAAATACTCCTCTAGCTTTATTTACAACTAATGTAGCTAATGCTTCTCCATCAACATCTTCAGCAATAATTACTAAAGGTTGTCTGGTCTTCATTACTTGTTCTAAGATAGGCAATAAATCTTTCATATTACTTACCCTTTTATCATAAATTAAAATGTAAGGGGATTCTAATACTGCATCGCCTTTTTCAGGATTAGTAATAAAATAAGGAGATAAATAACCTCTATCAAATTGCATACCTTCAACAACCTTTACTTCTGTATCAGTTCCTTTAGCTTCTTCGACTGTAATTACTCCTTCTTTACCAACCTTTGCCATTGCATTAGAAATTAAGATTCCAATTACTTCATCGTTATTAGCACTAATGGTTGCAACTTGCTGAATCTTATTATTATCGTCTCCTACGTTTTGTGATTGATCCTTTAAGCTTTGAACTACTGTATCTACTGCTTTATCAATTCCACGTTTCAAATCCATTGGATTAGCACCTGCTGCTACATTCTTTAATCCAAGAAAAATAATTTCTGATGCTAATACCGTTGCGGTGGTTGTTCCATCTCCAGCAATATTAGCTGTATTAGAAGCAACCTCTTTAATCATTTGGGCACCCATATTTTCCATTGGGTCTTTTAATTCAATTTCCTTTGCGACAGAAACCCCATCCTTAGTTATAGACGGCGCTCCAAACTTCTTACCAATAACCACATTACGGCCTTTCGGCCCTAATGTAACGGCTACTGCTTGACTAAGTTTTTTAACTCCCGTATATAATCTTTGACGTGAATCGTCACCGAAATATATGCTTTTACTCATAACTTATTGTTTTTTTTGTTT